GCAGCTGACAAAGCAGCCGCCTCACTTACACCAACCGCAACGCCAGATTCCCTGGCTGAATAGTAATAGGAGAACAACATGGCTATAGGCTCAGGAATCGGTTCGCAACTGGGGATTGCGGCAGAGACAACTTTCAACACTTCAGTGACAGTAACTCGCTTTTACGAGTTCACATCTGAAAACATTACTTACAACAAGAAAACCGCAGTTGGCATGGGACTTCGCGCAGGTGGGCAACTTCCTCGCTCTCAGCGCCGTGTAGTGACCACATTTGATGCAGGTGGGGACATAACCCTTGACCTTCCTACAAAAGGTTTGGGATTGCTTCTATCTCATGCAATGGGAAGTGCTCCGTCAGCAGTTACAACAACAACTGGCGTGTATTCATATTCCTTTACTCTTGGCGATGTATATGGTCGCTCTTTCACTGCTCAGGTTGGTGTTCCTCAATATGGTGGAACAGTTACACCAAAGACAGTCTCAGGCACAAAGATTCAATCTTTTGAATTATCCGTTGCAACTGCTGGAATTGCCACAGGCAAATTCACTCTTGATGCAGCTTCATTGACAACAGGAACCGCCCTTGCAACTGCTTCTTATACCGCAGCAACAAACCTTTTCCACTTCGCTCAAGGTGCAATCACTCTTGATGGTGCATCAATTGCGAATGTGAAGGATTTCACGCTTACAGTTGACAACACTCTCAAACAAGATCGTTACAACCTTGGCTCATCAGGTGCAAAGGCTGAGCAAGTCATCAATGGCTTCCGCAAGGTGTCAGGAAAATTGACTGCTGAATTTACAGACACAACACTTTTCGCCAAGTTCTATTCCGATGCCAATGCTGCTCTTGTGTTGACTTTTACAGGCGCAATTATTGCTCTTGGACAATCAGAAAAATTGACAATCACAATTCCAGTTGCCAAGTTCAACGCAGACACACCAAATGTTCCAGGCCCAGGAGTTATTGACTTGGCAATGACATTTGATGTGTATGATGATGGAACAAACCAGCCATTGACAATCGCTTACCAGACATCGGATGCAACACTCTAAGGAGTAACAAATGGCTGAGGAAGTAAGAATTGATGCAACTGAATTCGTCAAGTTTTACAAAGCCGTCAGTCAAATTGACCCTGAAATCAAAAAAGCACTTCGCAAGCATTTGATGTCATTTGCAAAACCAGTTGTTGACGATGTTCGACAAGCAGCACTTTCAATCCCTTCTTCTCGCGAGACAGGTGGAACTCGTAAGAAGAAGGGAGAAAGTCTGGGACTTCGCGCTTCTATTGCAGGAGCCGTCAAGCCAGATTTCAATGGAACAGGGCGCGGAGCAGTTGTTCACATCAGAGTTTCAAAAACTCGTTTCTTAGCAATATCAGGCAGGGAAAACTTTTCACTTCCGTATTATATGGAAGGCCGAAGAAGGCGACCTTGGCGACATCCAGTCTTTGCCGATAAAGGCGCAAAAGGTGGATCATGGGCAGGGGCTTGGGTTGAGCAAGATGAGCACCCATTCCTTGCAATTACAGTTTTCAAGCACAAAGATGCTTTTCACAAAGCAATGGAAGATGCAGTTGATGAAACTCTTGCAGCTTTAGACACAGCAATTCAAAAACAAGAATAGAACAGGGGAAAAGAAATGCCGCTTCAAATCAAAGGCAAGAAATATCCAATGCCAAAAGAAGGTAATCAACCTGGGCCGACTGGTCGGGAAATTATCGAGATTGAAAACTATTTTGGCCTTGATGGGCTGACATTGTTGTCATCACTCTCACCAGATGCCAAGCCGATTCAAGGCTATTCCAAAACAAAGGCATTTTATGCCTTGGCTTGGATTGCCATGACTCGTGGCGGTGAAGTTGTCTCTATTGAAGATTTGCTCAACGATTTGGCAATTGATGACATTGAGTTTGGAGAAGATGATTCCCCAAAAGAAGTGACCGCCGACTAATAAGAGGCGGCACTCTGGGCAAGATTCGTTCCAATCTTCCCCTGCTTTGCCATACATACCCAGGCATCACGCCTTGGAACATTTGGGATTTGGATGTTGAGATTCTTGATGACCTCATCAAAGCGGCTCAACAAAGTTCAAGCGACTAGGAGAGAAAATTGGCAAATGACAAATCGTTGACGGTCAGCCTATTTGGTCGCGATATTACTCTTTCCAAATCCTTGACTGATGCTGGCGATCATGCCAAAACTATGTCTGACCATATTGAAAGCGCAGGCAAAGTCGCAGCCGTTGCATTTGCAGCAGCTGGTGGCGCAGCCATTATGATGGCAAAAGCGGCAGCCGAAGATGAGCAGTCGCAAGTGCAATTGGCAAATGCTTTGCGAAATGTTGTTGGCGCAAGCAATTCAACGGTCAAATCAGTTGAAGACTTCATCACAAAGGCAACACTTTCATCAGGCATTGCCGATGACAAACTTCGCCCTGCATTCCAGCGCCTTGTCACTTCGACCAAAGATGTTGGCGAAGCGCAGAAATTGACCAACCTTGCAATGGAAATTGCAACGGCAAAACATCTCGATGTTGAAACCGTTGCTAATGCACTTGCAAAAGCACATGATGGAAACATGGGCGCACTCAAAAAGTTGGGTGTAAGCCTTGATGAAGGAACCGTCAAGAGCAAAGATTTTGGCAAGGCAGTTGAAGAGTTGGGAAATACTTTCAAAGGCTCACTCGCCGCCGATGGCGAAACGGCTGCTGGAAAGATGGTCAGAATCCAAAATGCCATGAATGAGGCCAAGGAATCTATTGGCTACGCTTTCCTTCCTGCCCTCAATGCCTTGGCAAATACTTTCAAATCAATCGCGCCATTTATTACTGAACACGCTGATCTCATTGGCAAAGTGATGATGGTTGTCATTGGACTTTCAGGTGCAATTCTTGCCGTCAACGGTGCAATCAAAGCATGGGAAGCAACAACAAAGGCTTTCACCGCAGTTCAAGCAGCCCTCAACATTGTCATGTCAATGAATCCAATTGCCCTTGTCATCATTGCAATTGTTGCCCTTGTTGCAGCAATTGTCCTTGCATATCAACACTCAGAGACTTTCCGCAATATCGTTCAATCAGCATTTGAAAAGGTCAAAGATGTTGTTGGCGATGTTATGGACTTTTTCAAAGGCGCAATGGAAATTGGCAAAAATGCAATGCACGGCTTTGAAACCGCTGCTAGTGCAGTTGGTTCATTTGTCGGTTCGGCTTTCAAATTGATGGCAGGAATTATCAAGGCCGAAATCAATGGAGTCATTTCAGTTGTCAACATGGCAATCCGCGCTTTGAATAACATTCATGTTTCAATTCCAAGTTGGGTTCCACTTGTCGGCGGCAAATCTTTTGGCATTGACTTGCCACAGATTCCAATGCTTGCCGATGGTGGCATTGTCAATCGCCCAACTCTTGCGATGATTGGTGAGGCAGGCCCGGAAGCAGTTGTTCCACTTTCAAAAATGGGTGGAATGGGCGGTGGAATCACAATTCATGTCGCTGGCTCAATCATTCAGGAGAAGGATTTGGCAATCACTATTCGCGACAATATCGCTCAGCTGATGCGCCGAAGAGGACTCGACCCTGCAATTTTGGGAGTGTAATCAATGGCACTTCTTGATGGCACAAATGCCCCGACCATCACAGTCGAATTTGACTATGGATGGCGCACTTATTTCACGCTAGGCATTTCCTTGCTCAATGGCGCTGATGTCATGGGAACTCCAAGCGGAACAAACTGGCAAACTGTTGCATCAACCGATGTTCGCTCAATTTCAATTCGGCGTGGTCGCACTCGTGAGGATCAGAATAACCAGCCAGGGCAGTTGACTCTTATCCTTGATAATCGCTCAGGCAACTATGACCCTGACAATACTTCTTCGACTTATCAATGGTATGGATATTCCACACTTATGCGCGGAATGGCAGTTCGCATTTCAGCTACTTATTCGGCAACAACTTATGTTCAATATCTTGGATACATCGAGCACATTGATGTTGACAATTCCCTTGATCCGATTGTGACTTTTGTTTGCACTGATTCCCTTGCCATTCTTGGCGCTCGCCAATTGCCTGCAATTGCAAGCAATTACTCAGGCGATACCACTGCCACTCGCATTGGTCGAATCTTGGACAATGTTGCCTTCCCGACTGCCTCTCGTACATTGACCGGCACTCGCACAATGCAACCAACAACAT